TTCAGCATCAACACTGGAGCATCTTTGAGCAAGCATCGATGACTGTAGAGATCAATACTACTCGTGGTATTGCAGCTCAAATTCTTCGACACCGTTCATTCACATATCAAGAGTTTTCGCAACGATATGCTGATAGTACTCTTCTAGGAAAGACTATTCCTCTTCCTGAACTTCGTCGTCAGGATACTAAGAATCGTCAGAACTCGATTGATGATATCCCTGACTATCTTCGTCTGACTTTGACAGAAGATATTCGTGTTCACTTTGAGCACTCTCTGCGCCTCTACAACCACCTTCTAGAGAAAGGAGTAGCAAAGGAATGTGCAAGGTTTGTACTGCCCTTAGCGACGCCCACACGCCTGTATATGACAGGCTCTGTGCGTTCTTGGATCCACTATATTGATTTGCGTTCAGCACATGGTACGCAGAAAGAACATATGGAGATTGCAGAACTGATTCGTTGTATCTTTACCTGTCAGTTCCCTTCTGTATCTGAAGCACTTGGTTGGACTCGTGAAGGATGCCCCGAGTGTATTGAATAAATATCTTCATATCTTGATTTTGTAACTTATGGCAATATATCCGATTATTCATAAAGAGACCGGAGAAAAGAAGGTCATTGAAATGAGTGTTCATGAAATTACTCAATGGTACAAAGACAATCCCGAATGGAAAAGGGATTGGTCTGAGGGATGTGCAACTCCAGGAGAAGTTGGCGAGTGGAAAGATAAACTCGTCAAGAAAAATCCAGGATGGAATGATGTCCTTCACAAAGCTTCAAAAGCACCAGGTTCTAGAGTTAAAAAAATCTAATGGCAAGAAGAAAAAGATCATCTGCAGATCAACCTATTGGGGTTGGACTCACTGCAAAACAAATGAAAAGAAGGAAACCAATTAATTCGGAATTTCTGATTGATGTAGAACCATTAACTGAAAACCAAAAAGTTTTATTTAATTCTTATGCAGATAATAAAAACATTGTTGCATATGGAGCAGCAGGAACTGGTAAAACATTTATTACACTATACAATGCTTTAGTTGATGTTCTAGATGAATCAACTCCCTATGAAAAAATTTATATTGTTCGTTCTCTAGTTGCTACAAGAGAAATTGGTTTTCTTCCAGGTTCCCATGAAGATAAGGCAGACATTTACCAAATTCCTTATAAGAATATGGTAAAGTATATGTTCCAAATGCCGGATGAAGCTTCATTTGAAATGCTATATGGGAATCTAAAAACTCAAGAAACGATTAAGTTTTGGAGTACTTCATTTATTCGTGGCACTACTCTTGATAATGCAATTATTATTGTAGATGAATTCCAAAACTTGAATTTTCATGAACTTGATAGTATAATTACTAGAGTTGGGGAAAATTCAAAGATTTGTTTCTGTGGAGATTCAACCCAATCAGATTTGATAAAATCAAACGAAAGAAATGGAATCATTGACTTTATGAATATTTTGAGATCCATGTCTTCTTTTGAGCTTGTTGAATTTGGAGTTAATGATATTGTTCGCTCAGGACTCGTAAAAGAATATCTCACTGCAAAACTTGAATTAAATCTGTAATGTTCAATCATGTTGAAGTAAATCTTCCAGAACTAGAAAGAGAAACTATTGACGGGGTAAGATTCTATAAAGTACCGACTGAAACAGAACTACAAAGATTTGTTTCTATCACTTCGGTTACTAGTTTCTTTAACCGTCAAATTTTTATCGACTGGAGAAAAAGAGTTGGGGAACAAGAAGCAGATCGGATTACAAAAGCAGCTACAAGTCGTGGAACCGATATGCATACTTTAGTAGAACATCATTTAAAAAATGAAAGTCTACCAAAAGTACAACCCCTTTCAGATATTTTATTTAAGATTGCTAAACCAGAATTAAATAAAATAAATAATATCTATGCTCTAGAAAGATCAATGTACAGCAAACATCTTGGTGTTGCTGGAACTGTTGATTGTATCGCAGAGTATAATGGGGAATTGGCAATTATCGATTTTAAAACTTCAAAAAAACCAAAACCCAGAGAGTGGATTGAACACTACTTTGTTCAAGCGGCAGCATATGCTTGTATGTTTTATGAATTGACTGATATCCCAGTTAAAAAATTGGTCATTCTGATGGCCTGTGAAAATGGAGAATGTATTGTTTATGAAGAATATGACAAATCAAAGTATATCAAACTCCTCTCAAAATATATTAGAGAATTTGTTACAAATAAACTTAAATCCTATGGAGAATAAAGAGTTTGAAAAAGAACTTCAAAACAAGTTTTTTTGTCCTTCCAGGTTTGCTAAAGAAGTAGAGGAAATTGTAAGAACAAATTCTGACATGAGTTACATTGATGCGATCATCACATTTTGTGAAATCAATTCTATTGAACTTGAATCAGTACCAAAACTTCTTTCAAAGCCACTTAAAGAAAAATTGAAGTATGAAGCAATGGAACTAAATTTCTTAAAAAGAAGTTCTAGAGCAAGATTGCCCCTATAATATTCATTGAATTTTATTAATGATGCCTTTTGATGCTTATAAATGCTACTTGTCTTTGAAGAATCATTTCACCAAAGACAGTTACGACTATCACAAGTATTGTGGTAAGAGTCGTGCTACTGTGCAATCTTTTTATAAACGCAAAGATAGGTTTTGGTTTGAAAAACTTGCACGTAATAAAGACGATAAAGAAGTCGTCGATTTCTTTGTATCCAACTTCATCACTTGTACAGATCCAAGTAAACTTTGGATAGGAGAAATGATACGAGATGGGGAGGATAGATACACTGCATGGAAGAGAAGAAATCAATCACTTTCATATATTTTCAAAGAAGAAGTTGATAAACTTTTTTCTGAAAATAATTTTGATTCAATGTTTTTGGTGGATGGATCTAGCCATCCACAAATTATAAAGGAATATTTGAGAGATAATATTTCAATTGAAACGATGGTTATCCTGGATAAAATACTTGGATTCAGAAATGAATTTGATAAAAAACTTCAGGATCCTGTGTGGGAAACCGTCAGTATGAGAATAAAAAAATATTCTCCATTCCTAAATATTGATGTCTTCCAATATAAAAAAGTTCTAAAAAAAATTGTTTTAGGAGAGAAATGAGTTTCTTCGATTCAGATGTTGTCCGTTCAGAGATGACAGAAATTAGTGAACTACAAGAAGATGTTTATAAAAATGTCTTTAAGTTCCCAACAATGACAAAAGAAGAGAAACTTTCTCATGTCAATATGTTAGAAAAACTTCTTGACAAACAAAAAGTTCTTTATACTCGTTTAAGTTTATCTGATGATCCTGAAGCAAAACTTATGAAAGAACGAATTGCTGAGTCTGCTTCGATGATGGGCCTATCTCCAAATGTTGATATGGGCATCATTTTTAATAACATGTCAAAAATGCTAGATGTGATGAAACAGCAGATTGACAAGACGGGTTCCGACCTGTAGAATAAGGAAGTACACACAAGCCAAATCCGTACAAAATCCGAGGTAACTTAATGTCTTTTGCAAATCTTAAAAAGCAATCTTCTCTTGGTTCACTGACTTCCAAACTGGTAAAGGAAGTAGAGAAGATGAGCAACACTTCCAGCAGCGGTGATGACCGTCTCTGGAAACCCGAAATGGATAAGACTGGCAATGGTTTTGCAGTCATCCGTTTCCTTCCTGCCCCTGAAGGCGAAGAACTTCCCTGGGCAAAAATGTATTCCCATGCCTTCCAAGGGCCTGGTGGTTGGTACATTGAAAACTCTCTAACTACAATTGGTCAGAAAGATCCTCTTGGAGAATACAACCGCGAACTGTGGAACAGTGGTAGTGATGCAGATAAGGAAACTGTTCGTAAGCAGAAGCGCAAACTGTCATACTATTCTAACATCTATGTTGTGAAGGATGCTGCAAATCCCCACAACGAAGGTAAAGTCTTCTTGTTCAAGTATGGTAAGAAGATCTTTGATAAGATCATGGAAGCCATGCAACCTGAGTTTGAAGATGAAACCCCCATCAATCCCTTTGACTTCTGGCAAGGTGCAAACTTTAAACTGAAGATCGTCAAGAAAGATGGTTACTGGAACTATGACAAGTCTGAGTTTGATCGTGTTGCTCCTCTCCTAGATGATGACGATGCACTAGAAGCAGTTTGGAAGAAGCAGTATTCTCTGACTGCCGTAACTGCTCCCGATCAGTTCAAAACTTATGAGCAACTGGAGAATCGTCTAAAAATGGTTCTTGGACAGAAAACTTCCCGTCCTCGTCTGGATGAAGAAGTTGAAGATGAAGATAATGATCGCGGTTCTTATACCCCAGACTTTTCTTCTCGTTCACAGAAGTCTGAACTTCCCGAAGATCTGAGTGCTCAACTGAACAACTTGAGTTCTTCTAAGTCTGATGATGATGAAGATGATGATGCCATGTCTTACTTCCAGCGTCTTGCTGAGAGTTAATTAGGATTCGTTAATCTAATATTACTTGCATTCTTCAGGGTATTACTTATATACTCTGAAGAATTTTTGTATCTAAGTTCCCTAATACTATCAAGAACTGCTTGATCTAAAAACTCTTGACGAAGAACAGAAATATTTCTTTTTTCATCATTAAGTCTAATTTCATATTCAAAATTAGTTATTGGATTTGCGACATAATCATTATCAAGAGTAATGTAAGTTTTTGTTTTATTGTCAAAGTATGTAAATGTAAATGAAGAATCTACAATTAATCCACCATCAAGTAAAACTCTTTGATCATCATCATTATCAATAATCTCATATGTTTCGTACTGCTTAATTTGAGTCAATGCATCTTCTGATCCATATTTTTCAATGCAATATGAATATAAAGATTCTTGATTTAAAGGCCAAGATGAATTTTGATTTATTATATTGTTAACAGACAAGATAACCCAATCAAGGGTTGGATCTTCATAAAAATAATCTGCCACTTGATCTGGTCTTTCATCTCCTTGAATTCTATATTCCTCAAAAGCAGTGAAACTATTTTCTAGATCAGAACGCAATTTAAATCTTCTAAAGAAGTTTTTGACATTTGTATTGTCTAGATTAGA